ATAATCCATATCCGGTGAAACTATAATACCTTTCACAGCCAAATCCCAATCATCCATTGATATTTCTTCCTTTACAGAACCATGCTGATTGACCAATACAGTTTCAACAATCGTTTTTTTACTTACAATGGACGAAACTGTATTCTGAAGCAGAAACTTTGAGCCGTCAGCACGAATCAACCAAATAGGCAAAAACACCTCATTGCCATTGTTATTCAATCCGTAAAAAGGCGAACCTTTTATATTGTATTCCCGGCGTTCCGAAGGTGTTGCGAAGGAATAATCCGAAGTATCCGAAGTACTTCTAAACAACTCTTTTTCTACGGCATTTTGTAAACCGAATAAAAGTGGAGGGGCTGAATAACCCCAAACACTTTTAAATATTTGAGCTAAATCAAATTCTTTGAAATTATATTTATCATTCATGCGCTAATCTGTTTCCACTATTCAATACCTGTGACATACATTCCATTACAATGTCTTTAATCTTACCAACGCCTTCAGTCACATTAGTGGCCTGTACGGTAATGCTGCCAACCATTTCTTTATTCAAAATAATATTGATATTCGTAGGCTTACTTCCACCACCGGCAATACTTTTTATTTTATCATCCGGGTTTACAGTTCCATTTCCACCACCACCTAATCCACTTGTCAATGAATTTGCATCAACACCACTCTTTTTGTCAGCTTCACTTTTAGCAAAGCTCTTAAGCCCTTTGTTGTATCCTTTAGCCCATGTTTCACCGGCTTTTGAACCGTTGTCGATAGCTGCTTTGACAATACCGCCACCGGCAAAACTATTTACATAGCCAGAACCAACTTGTTTTGCTCCATCTTTGATTTTACTCCAGTCCCGGTGAAAAATACCATCAATGATTTTACCAAGCCCAAGGAACATATCAACCAGTCCTTTTACTGTATTCATTACAGCATCTTTCAGAAAGTTGACGAATAATTTAAACGTGTCCCAAAGTCCGAAAACAATACCTCTGAACCATGAAAACTTATTCCAGGCAACAACTATCATCGCGATTAAAGCAGCTATAGCAATCACAACTAATCCCACTGGATTAAGAGCCATGGTACCATTTAGAATAGCCTGGGCAATTGTCCAAAGCTTAATTCCCCATGTTATCAGTTTAAAGGCTGCATAAGCTCCTAAAGCAACTGCTGTAAGTTGTAATAACATGTCAGCATTTTGAGCTATCCAGTCAACCATTGGCATCAGGAAGTTCATCAGGCTATTGGCATACGGCAAAAGCTTCAATCCAATTTCAGCCCCGGTTTGCTTTAGCGTTCCTACCATTGTAGAGAACTTACCGGAAGTTGTTTGGCTCATTTTATCCATCATTCCAAAGAAAAGACCGCCCTTGCTGGTTGCATGTTCAAAAGCCTTTTCAATCAAAGCCGATGACAATTTGCCTTTTTCCATTTCAGACCGTAAGGTTCCCATGCTTTTCCCGGTCATCTTTACGAGTTCCTGGAGTGGATTGAATCCGGCATTGACCATCTGCAATAAATCCTGGCCTTGTAGTTTTCCGGCACTGGACATTTGAGCATAAGCCAATGTCAAAGACTGCATTTTATTGGTATCTCCCATACCAATATCACCAAGCATCTTCAGGGTTGGCAAAATCTTTTCTGCTGAAGTACCAAACGAAAGCAATAACTTAGCCTGATCAATCAACGGCTTGTTTTCATAGGGCGTATCATTAGCAAACTTATTCAGGCCGGCTAACATAATTCGGGATTTTTGGACACTGCCAAGAAGTACATCAAAACTGATTTTGGATTGTTCCAAATCAGCCCCCATCTTCACGATAGCTTTTACTCCTTGAAACAGAGCCATAGCTCCAACAATACTTCTGATACTACTAGCTAAGCTATTTGTCTCCGAATTCGCATTTCTAATACCTGAGATATAATTACCCCACATACCAACTTTAGGTATGGGTATTGTTGGTATATTAGAAAGCTTATTTAGTCGTGATAATTCATTTTGAACCCTTTTTATAGAATCACCATATTTAGCAATATATTTTTCATCGAACGCTTTCGATTGTCTATCCTTTAGATATTCAAGAGTTTTTGTTAATCGTTCAATGCTTACTTTTGATTCTTTGGCATATTTATTAGTCGCAGTATTGACATTATCTACACCTTTACGAACATTATCAGCTGCGTTAGAAGCATTCTTCAAAACACCGCTCAATAAGTCTCTCGCTCGTAATATGTATTCAACACCTGGTCCCATTATTGCTTATTTGATTCAGCTTCTATTTTTCGTACAATGTGAAGTTGAGCAACCTTCAGCGCCCATTGTTCATCCGTAAGGTGCGAGACATCATAGCCTAGGTAATATTCTAATTGGGTCGACATTAAGCCGACCCAATCATTCTCACCCCACTGTTCAGCCTCGCTTAAAAGTTTTTTAGCTCAGTCTCCTTGAACTCTATCAATTCACCCGCTTTTACACAGGCATTGAACCAAAGCGTTTCATCCTTTTTAATTTCTTCACTACCACCAATCCAGCAATTATTCAATACAGCTTCACCGGTTTTCATCAGTTTACCCATATTCATCTCTATATCGCTTCCTTCATTTTCGCCTTTCGACATTTTGAACGACATTTGACTAAGGGCGTAACTGGTAGTATTCCGGTCAATTTTACGAACATAAGCAATATGTCCATCTACAATTACACCGGTAACTTTGCCGTATTTGGCTTTCCACTCTGCAATTTGTTCAGGCGTTACTTCGCCCACAAGGGTTGTTTCTTTTTTCATGATTATGCTGCAAATGTTGTGTTTAATTTTATTTTCTTTACGAAAGTTCCCACTGTAATTTCCATGAATTTCGCCCCTTGCTCCATGGCTTTTTCAATATCCATAATTTGAACTCCTTCACAAACATCAGTGATTATCCTTCCGGTAGTACTATGTATTGGAATATACGAGTGAACAATTGTGAAAGGTGGTAATTTGAATGGGTCACCACCGGCTGAAGCTATGATAGCCTCCAGTTCATTTTGAAGTAACTTAAGCTCATTGCTGTACTTCTTATTGCCATAACCTACATCAACAGGCTCATCGCCTTCAGCGTAGATAGCTTCTATTTCTCGCTCAGCTTTATACTTAAAACCACGAATCCCGGTTACAAACCGACCGCCCATAAAACAGCGGTATTCTGACCAACTATATGCCATATTATTAATTTATTATTGGTTTACAAAACTCAATACCACTTCAATCGGGTTCAAATAACCTTTAGGAGTGATGTTCAGATACATCTTTTGAGCAGCACCGGAAAGAATATCAACCGTAGTATCAATTTGCGCGCTGAATTTGGATATTTCACCGGCCATTGAACCGTTCACCTGTGTTTCAATCTTTTGCTTCAGGTAAGCAGCTACAGCAGCGTTAAGCGTACCATCGTCGTTTACTTCCACATCATCGTCCAGCTCTTCAACGTAGGTATTATAAGCTATTTTCAACGCTTTGTCTATAGTTCGTATCCTGGCAATAGTATTCAGGTCATCCGTTAGCGAAGTGGCTGTGAAGTCACCATTAAAGAAGTAGCCTGATTTATTTGGGAACTGGCGCAAAACGATATAACCTTTATCGCTGATTGTGGCTAAATCTTCACGTTCTTTTACAGCTACACCATCACTTAAGTAAGCAGTTGAAATAGGCAAAGCACCATTCTTTATCCGCGAAATTTTGCGCTGAACCGGTATGGAAGCAATAGAACCTAATACCAACCCAATGGAAGCAGAACCATCACTGAGAGTCGAAAATAAACCAACTGAAGTACGGTAATTAGTTTGAGTGTGTAAATCAAGCAATGAAGCTGAATCGGTCATTTTTCGACCTTCAATAACCAACACGAATGGCATAATTTTGCCCAGGTACTCCATGGCCAACAATTGACCTTTTGTCCTGGCTGTTGATACCTCAGTATCCAAACCGTCTAGAGTAGTTCCAGCATCAGAACCGACTGCAATCCCCAAAGCCATGACTTCACCATTAGCTCTATTCAGCAGAATTTTTGCCGGACAAACAGTCAAATCTTTATCTACAGTGGCAGATAGCTTTGTAGTAGTAGCAACTATGATAATCCAAAGCTTTGCACCTACAGGAGCAACTGAATAAAACTCAGAAATGTGACGGAACGCAGCCGTATTAGTTCCGGTAATATCAATGCCTAGGGCTTTTGCTCCATCGGTGCTATAAATAGCATAAGGAGTATTTAAAACCAACTTACCGGTAACAGCTACACCGGGTAAAATAAAGCCCACTGTGTTATCGTTTGTTTCGGCTACTAAGCCCAGTCCATTACGGACTAGGCTAATTACTACATTTGGTAATCCTGTCATGGTTTACAGTTTATAATGTTCCGGACTTTTGTCCACTTTCTTTGAGTGATCTAAAGCGTTTTCGGCTTTAGTGAACCAATATCCTTTTACAGGACAACGCCAAATTTCTTTTACATTTTGCGAAGCCATAAGCGTTTCGGCTTGATCTAGAAAATCTGGATCCACAATCGGTGTTTCCACAACTGGGGTCTCTACAATCGGAGTTTCAATAACTGGAGTCTCAACAATCGGTGTTTCAATAACCGGAGTTTCCACAATCGGTGTTTCAATAACTGGAGTCCCAACAATTGGAGTTTCCACGATAGGTTTTACATTCTTTGCCATACTATTTATTTATATTAAAGCGTTTTAGAATTCGATATATAATGAATGATAAAAGTCCAATAAGCCCAACAATAGCAACATATACCCAACCAGGTGTTTTTGATTCAATAGATTGCTTTGATGCTGTTTTAGTAGCTGTTTGTGCCTTACCTTTATTTTTAAGCGATGCATTGGCTTTAATCTTCGATTTATCTTCATTAATAGCCTTAGTAGTTGCATCACTTTTTGAGCCTGCATTTGCAGTTAGGTTCTTATTCTCACCACGTTTGATATTTCGTTTAGTGGTAGTAGTTTCAGTTGGATATTGCTTACCAGTACTATCCGGTGGAGACAATTTTGTGTTAGTAGTTGTTTCTTCAACCACTTCGGAAGTAGTTCCTTTGTCGGTGGAGACTGAACTTGTCGAAGCATTGATAACTGAGCTTGTCGAAGTTTTTACATCCAATTTTGAATCGGTTGAACTATTGGCCGTTGAGCTTACGTTCGTTGAACCGGTTGATACGGAACTATTAGCTTGTTTCAATGTTTTGCAACCGGAATAAACTAAAACCGACACAAGTACTAAACAAACAAGTATAATACGTTCAACCAATGCTTTATTAAAATTTTTAATTCTCATTTTTCTTTGGTTTAATGGAGTTTATTAAGTTTAGCCATCCACCTGAAATAGCCTCTATAATAGCAGTTTTTTCCTTTCCTTTCAATACCGATACATTCTCTAGTATAGATGTCACATACTCAACTAAAAATCCGGTAAGACACACTATAAATGTAAAATTAAAGAATCCTTCAGCTGCCATATTTATCCAATTAGTTGAGTTTTCAAACTCACGCTGAAATGCATGTATGATATAAAGTATAGCGAGCCAAATGGCTATTTTTATCACACAGCGCGAGAACCTGAATGACTCAAACTTTTTACCTAGCCTTTTTGAAGCCCTTATTCCGGTTACCACTTCAATTACTATTGCAATGAACATAGCAATGGCCAAAGCAGGCGTTACGCCAAATAAATAATTAACCAATCCGGAAAGAACTGAAAGAGTCAGTACAGCACCATGCATCTGGTATTTGTAACTGGGAAATATCGACAACGCAAATTCTTCAAATGAATTCCAGTCATATACTGCCAGGAACTTGATAAAATAATTCTTCATGTAATCCTATTTTTTGAAATATAAATCAGCTTCAGTTTTCCGCCTTTTTACTAATCCTGGTAATACAACACCACCACCTTTGTTCCACTTTGCAAACTCATTCGCAATGGTCGGGTCATTTGGATTAGCCAATACCTTTTTCAAAAGCGTACTATCACCCAATCCTTCAGGAGTTGTATCAATGTCAATATCAGAACCGCAATTATAAGCGAAGTCAACTAATGCATCAAACATGTTTTGTGTCAGTAATACCGACTTTGTAAGCATAGTTACATCCGCTTCAAAGGCGTGTAAATCACACAAAAGCATCTCATCGGCTTTCGCTTGAGTAATTGCAGGATCTTTCATTGATACCCGGACACCGTTTGGATAACGGGTACTACCCCAACCAATGGTAGGGATACCGGCGGGACACAAATACGGTTTCAGTTTGCAACCCTCAAATTGCCTTACTATAAGAATAGTTCTTAGTGATTTCATGACTTGAATTTAAATGTCGTAGCAATATCCGGTTCCGGTTTAGCCACTGTGTTACGTTCAATTACTTTCTGATCATCCACCGCGGTGCTAAAGTCGACCCTGAAAAGGATATACTTTTTGCCATATTGCGGTTTGTATTCGGCTAATCTGTTTAGCGGGGTAAGCTTATCAATGGATAAGCCTTCAAAGGCCTGATAGATATCATCAAATTTGTCCAGGATATCTAAGCTTGTGTTTTCACTGGTGGAAGTACTGAAGGTGTCAGAACCCGAATTGACATATAGGTAAAGACTTACAATACCGTCACCAATTTGAGCGCTTTCGCCCAGGTTACTAAAACGGAAATCTCCAAGTTCGATAAACAAAGCCGGAAGCGGAACGGGATAATTTTGTACCTCATTTTGCATTTGACCCTTTTGCAAATCCACAAATTTGAGATAGTC